AGTCATGTTGATTGAAGACCGAGCATTACCAGCAAGCATATCTCTTAATGAACGTAGGAAGTTGATTGCAGCTCTACCACCATCAACTCCATAGTTAATAATTTCATCTTCCAGATGCTCTAGGTGTAAATTCTTACCACCCTTGTCTTCTGTTAATGTTTGTGCGAATGATATCATCTTATACCTTCAAAGTCGTGAAATCACACATCATTCGTGTGGGATATCCGTCTTTTCCTTGTGTATCTCTAATATTAAGTTTAAATTTATAATATGGTGAACTTAACTCCATATCAATTCTTTTTCCCTTACCTGTTTTTCCACCATAGTAAACAGTACAAGTTCCAACTTTTGATGCAGATTTCATTGCCGTTTCGTCCATTTTTTTAGATAAAACTTTGCCCTTCATTTTATGAATTACATGATAGCCATAACCAATACCACTTTCTAACAATTCTTTCATGGCTGCAGTATTTGGCCGAGTAGTTACTTTACCACCATCTGTTTTAACTTTATCGTTAAAAATGGTACAAAATCTTTTATTATCAATACCAAATAGGTCTAATAATTTTTTACCATCCCTATCTTTAATTTCGCCTTTGTCTATTTCTGCTTGGCGCAATTTAGTTCTAATGCCCACATTAAAAAATGTGGTGGTAGTTTCAAATTTAAGACTTAAATATATTATTTCGCCATTATCTTTTTCAAGAGTAATATCAGTCACACTATTTCCGATATCTTTTCCTGTGCCTTTAGTATTTGTAAGTTGTATTTTTCCTGTAAAAGATAATGGTCTTTTTGTATTTTCACCACCTACTACATTTACTTTTAACCATTTGGATTCACTTAATTTATATGTTTTATCCAAATCTAAAATAGCATTTAAAATATTTTTATCATCTATCTCATCAATACCTCTAGCAAACCAATTATTAAGAGCTGTTGCAAACTGTGTTTCAAATGCATTACCTCTATTATTTACACCGCGATTACCTTTAGAACCATTACCAAATTTTATACGAACAGTATCTAATTTAGCGCTAGACTTTATATCACTTATCGTATAGTTTCCTTTGAAAAGTCTAGATATATTAACATCTTTTTGTTTTTTTAAATCTATATTAATAGGAGTTTTGTCGCCCTTACCTTTAAGGTAATTGAATAACTTTATAACATCACCAACACTTTCATGGGGCCAATCAGCAAGAGTCTTAGATATTTCTTCTTCAGATGTAGGAAAAAAACTATATGCTTCACTTAAAAAGTTTTGAACTTTATCTACAGGTGCAGTAAAGTTTTCTTGAATAGGTCTAAGTTGACGAATAGATTTTCGTAATGACATACTTCAATGGCTCCATTTACATATAGTTTATATTTATGTACTATTTATAAGAGGTTAAACCTTGAACCCATCATACTTGTGATCTTTAAATTTAGCTCCAAATTTACCTTTGTCAAATACTGGTTCATCATCTTGACCACTATCTACCAAATCCTCTTGTTCTTTATTATCTACATCATACAATCTCATTTTACTTCTGTCAATACCTAAAACGAATCTTTTATTCATAGTAGGGTCATTGTATCTGTTTTTGAGTTGTTTGACTACAATTTGATTGAGGGCATCAAGTTCTTCATTAGAGATGAGAGCAAACATGAAATCTGCTGTTGCTGGTAAACCAAACGATTCAGATGTATCTTCAAGTCCAATGTCTGTTGAACCGAAGCCACTTCTTGTTGTTTGTGTTGCTGACATGATTGGAACATTTGTTTCAACTGCAAGACCTCTAAGTTCTTCTGCAATTGATTTAATGTATGTATAAGAATTAACCTGTGATGCACCCTTCAATCTAGATGATGCACATATATTCAAGTAATCAATAAAAATCATATCTGGTTTAAATGACTTCTTGATAGATAACTCTTTAATCAATCCACGAAAATGTGCAGAGTGAGCAGATGCAGTTGGATATTCTTTAATGATAAGTTGACCATTAGTCTTTTTTTGTATCTTCTTAATCTTGTCTTCAAACATAGTCTTTGGTAAGTCTTGTAAATTCTCCATAGAAACATTTAATAGATTTGCATCAATACGTTCTGCGATGCGTTCTTCTGCCATTTCTAGAGTAATGTACAATACATTCTTACCTTGTGATAAACAGTTTGCAGCCATGTGACACATAAACAAAGATTTACCAACACCTGTACCAGCAAGTGCGATATTCAATGTTTTCTGTGGTAATCCACCTTTGGTAATTTTGTTGAAAAACTCTAGGTCAAATGGTATACGTTCTTCTACCTTGTGATAGAAATCAAATCTTGAGGCACTATCGTCAAAATAATCGTGTCCTACAGCATTATCAAAAGATACTGCAAGTGCATCTGTAAGTAAACTAGGTATAGCATCTGCACCACGATTCTTATCCTTCCCATCAATAATAGAGATACCATCAACAATTGCATTATAGATGGCTTTGTCTTTACAGAACTTCTCAGTAGTATCTACCAACCAATCCATATCAACATCTGTGGAATCAAGTGTTTTGATAATTTCCACAATTTTGTTATGTTCAGTTTCAGTTAAATCTTGTCTGGATTCTACTTCAATTTCCAAAGAAATCTTTGTTGGCATCTTTCGATACTTATCAACAAAGCTTGTAATTTCTTCAAAGACAACTCGTTCTTCTTTAACAGCAAAGTAATCAGCCTTGATAAAAGGTAATACCTTTCGACAATATTCTTCGTTGGATACTAAATTACTGAGTGCTGTCCGTTCTATTGTTTGGTTCGTCAATTGAGCCGTCCTCTGATTGAGTTATAATAATGTGAAATAAAATATCTCCGATAAGTTTGAAGAAATCATCTCCAAATTTTTCTTTAGGATATCCATTGTTTTCTATTATATCATACTTAAACTGTAAACTCAAGGGTTCTCCATCAACTATTTTAGACTCATCAGGGAGAGTAACTTGGCCGTATTTGTAGACCACGCCCGCGTAATCAGTTTCGTCTGTCAATCCTATAGCTGTAATATCTGGCTCTTCCTTGCTATTAAGAAAAAGAAACTTCTTTGTAATTGGGTCTTGCAGCAGCTGCTCGACATTTGGTAATGGTGCATTCGGCAATTCTTTTTCAGTCTTACCACCTATTGGTTGACCAAATTGGTCTAATAATTCAGACATATTTTAAATAACTCCCTACTATATATTTTGGTTTATCAATTGGTTTTTTACCCTCATGTAGCCAAGGCCAGAGTGGTGGGAAAACTAATAATGAACCCTTCTTACATTTTGATGTAATGTCCATTTGTGGAAACATGGTTGAACCACCATCATTATTATCAAGATACAAAAAGAATGCTAGAAATCTTTTACAACTGTTTGCATCTTTTGAATCTACATGAGGCCCAAATTGATCTGTATCATTTGGTAAATATCGTTTTATTCTAAATGATTCAACTAAATATTTATCAGGCCACATTACTGGTTCAATTTTACATTCGTTTTTGTATACTGTAACATACTTCTTAAAAACATCTACAAGATGCATAACATCTTTATTCCATATTTGTGTATCTGGACGCATCATTTCAAGGTGCGTTAAAGACATCAAGCCTTGAGATAGTTTTTCTTGCTGTTCTGGATGGTCTTCAAACTTTTCAATCAAACCATCACAGAAATCATCGGTCACTACATTATCATACTTTCTAATATAATTGTCCATAATAAACTATATGTACTCTACTTTAGTAGATTTGGTTGGTCTGTGTTTAGGTGATGAGTCACTAGGGAAATGTTTCTCCGTTGTAGTTTCAACTCTAATAAGTCGTTCATCGCCTTCAAATTCTTCATAGTGCTCGACATGCACTGTCTTTAATAATCTTTTCATACTATCTCCATAACTATTTAATTGCATATTCCTTTGATTTCATTTTTTAGTTCATGCAGAGCATCCCATGTATCGGTCAGTCGTATATCTAATTTGTCTATAAGAAGAAAATTAGTTTGCAAGTTAGAGATTAAAGTCCGTCTTGTCTGTAACCACTTTTCAGACTGTTCATCTCCTCTTGCAATGTGTCTTTCCTTTTCCACTTCTGGTGATACCTTTAGTATATAAACTTTCGCATCATGTTCTGATAACAACCATTCAATATCAACTGCACGAAAAAATCTATCGCCCTCTAGAAAAATGTGTTTATGTTTAGGTGCTTCTTGATTAATGAAATCACGAAACTTTGGAATTGCTCCATAAC